CGCGCAACCACACATCAAAAAAAAAGATGTGGGGCCCACAACACGGAACTTAGTTAAACGTGGATCAATAAATTATCATCGACCTCGTATGACTAATAATAACTAAAAACCTACAGCCGGACGGCTAATAGTAAAAAAAGAAATATCAGCCAAACGAATGTGGGCATTACAGTAAAAATAAACTCAAAATAAATATAATATAAAGTAATTTTGTAAGAAAGAATATATAAATTAAGGGGTGAGAACAGGCATATTATTTGCATAGTAGTAAGTCTCACAAAGGGGAGTGGTGCACAGAAAGTAACCAAATGAAAAATCCTCGCCAGCAGCACGATAGAAACGCGGATTCTGAATCACTGAAAGCGATGAAACAATAATTCCAGCGCTTGGCGTGTAGTCAGTGAGCGGATAAAGTGAACCTATTTGAAGTGGAAAGTTTGTGATGAAGGGCACAGGTGAGTAGAAGGGCAAAGTTACCTCTAACGTTTGTGCATTCTCAGCTGCCTCAATAACGGTAGCTTGCATGGGTTCCAAAGTAGCATAGGCGGCTGCGTTAGCCTTCTTAGGATAAGGCACAACCACATTAAGATCTATTAAGGCTGCTCCTAAACGACTTCCTGTTGTTAGGTATGTGTCAGGGCTAAACTTAACACGTATCGAGCCACGTCTATAACCAAACATAACACCGAAGTAATCAATGTAATCTATGGGCACCAAATTAGAGGCTAATGCAGGAGCTGCCATAAGGTTGGCTCGTACAGTATTGGGGCTAAAAGTGTACTGATAAGCATCAGCTTCCGTTATGTCCAAAGAGTATATAGGAAGAAATCGTTTGATCAATTGTAGCGCAGAAGTAATCCGCTCACCTACACACAATACCGAAGCGTTCATAGACATATCCTGAATCTTAGATATTGGTTGTTCTCTGGATAATTGTGAATCACCGGAACCGCTAACCAAATTCTCTCCCAATGCCTGTGGCTCGGCTACCTCAGACACGCCCATAAGTCCTTGCGGAGCCAACGACTGTCCTGGAAATACTGGAACTATACTAGGTGGAATTGGCACGGCAAACTCAAAGTCTGGCCCAGCGGAAACTTCCATTAAAACATGCACACTCGCAGATACAGTGCTTGGAGCACGTAGTGGAGTTTCAACATTGATGAGGACATTACCAGTGGATTCTGCAAACTTAAGATAAGGCTTGGTCGATACATATGGTACAGTAACAGAAAATTCATTACTAGTACGGAGATCAAATATCTCCCTATACAATCCGGAAGAAGCAGTACTCGAAATGGCGCCACCTAAATGGCCAGGGTCAAAGACGAACATGAGCCTTCCTGAATGGAATTCCGTCTTCACAACTTTCATTGTGTAAGTTATAGAACCACGCCAATACTTGAACAGGCGCCCCACTGAATACAGCGGAAGTGGATCCTTATAAGCCACTGTAAGGTAACTATTGGCTTTATAGAAAGATGCTGGCGACACAGGGGTCAAATGTAAATTGAGGTCAGCCGCTTGTGAAATGTCCCAGGCTAGAGCATCATAAAATGTGGGAATGCCTATGATATACGAGATAGACATTTCATCTAGTTTGGTTGCCCCGAAGCCAGAATATTCACCAATTTCGTTGTCGGCGAACATACCTAAATTTGTACTATTGTCAGGCGCATTGATATTTATCATATTTGCCATAGACTTTGGGGTTATCTTGCCAATAACACCAGATACACCAGGCTTGCTATAACCAAAAGAACTTGCTAAATTAGAAGCTAAGTTGGAGGCCCAACTAACACTATTCGCAACACCTCCAACAATTGGGATATTCTTAAAGAGAGAGAAAGTGCGAGATATCAAAGAAAGAGATTCTGACACGGGCGGATTACCCATGGTGGCTAATTCACTATCACCAATTGCCTTACCGCCACTGCGTTTAAATACAAGATTGCGGCCACGTCGTTTACCAGCAACAGATGACTGTGGACGAGCTGGATATTCAAGAGATATATCCTTACAATACGCCCAAACTTGTACTGGTAGGCTAGTAGAACCTGTCGGCGATATAAGTGGGTCGTACACCATAATCGTTAGCGTTCCAAATGGAGATGACTGATCTGGCACGTTGTAGTGGGTCATGGGCGAGATGTAGGGGCATTCCAGTATTACATCGGTATCAGTAGAAGCGTCAAAATCAACCCGCAATAACTGAGTAGCATATACTAAGTTTGACACAGCTTGTGCATACTTCACGGTATTAATCGTTGCCTGTGGAAACCAATTAATAACCAGTCTGCCCTGTTGAAAACGCTCAGCATTCATCACGATACGAAAAACCATAGTTGCACGAAATGCAAAGAAATTCTGAATTTTGTATAGGTACATGTTGTTGGAAAGCAAAGACGAGGGGAAATTGTATGCATTGATGACTGTTCCTGCAATCTGTGCAGTAGTCCACGATGGGGAATCAATTAGAATTGGTCTAGACAGAAAATCTTTGATATCATGGTTCTTATCATCACTAACGCAAAAATCAAGCGGACCAGGGGTAGGCATAACCAGCGGAAGGGTGGTAGTTTCAACAACACGATCATCGTTGAAACACGTAGTCTCTTGCTTATCACACGAAGCAAGCTCGTGGGTAGGTAAACTTTTACTACCATCATTATTATTATTGTTGTCGGCAGGTGAAATTCTTTTTCTCTGGCTACACCTATAAGCAGAGAAGCACCTGGGTACCCTGGACATTGCAGGACTGCTGCTACCCGTCCTGGGCGGTAACACTAAATAGTGCAGGTATATAATCTTATACGCAATATTCTCACTTTGAGTAACCAGGTATTTATATGTAAGAATAAGATCGAAATAAGAAGTTTTTGTTCGTAAAGAAAAAGCAAAACACAAACAAGTAAATAAAATATATAATATATTAGTATAAAAGAAACACAAAAAAACAAACAAAACGATAGAAGGTATATTAGTGATACTACCATGTAGTCACCAATACATCTTCTTCTTTCGAACAGTATCACGAATGCTGAATTGGTCATCGTCTATAAAGAAATGATTGAGACTATCCCGTGAACCCTTAAAGATCTTAGGTGCCCAAGCATCCCAAACTTCTTTAGTGTGCAAACTCAGTTCGTCAATAGTATCTTTAACTGCACTTATTTCCTGTTTTCGCATGTTCGCACACCGCTTCGTCCAGAACGGGATTTCGAGAACAGTCTCTAAGTCAAGAGGACACAAATAGGTTCTGTTAGGTTTATCAAGAACAAACGCCCTTTTTAAAAATTTAATATTGGACAGAACCGTGGTCTTTTCATCGTGAGCCTCCTTACTCTCGCTAGTATATGTAAACCCATATCTTAACAACACTTCCGACACTGACACAGCATTATAGGCTAGATGCACGTCTTCAGCGACATTAACTACATTATCATCACCATAGGCAATAGGGTTTACATAATGTCGAAAATCACACATTGACTGATCTGAAAAGCCCATTGTATCGCCCCAAGCTAGCATCATAAGGGTATTCACCATTATGGTGTTTATTATAGTTGTCAGTGGATGGCCACTGGGCAATGAACCTGTCCAACCATAAACAATATCCTTACTAACGTGTAAGCTGTTGTAAACGTCCATCCATAGTACTCTTCTGATTCTAGCATCTTCAAGTGTTCCTCCCATGAAACCTATGATAGCCTCACCTATTTCGTACAGAAAACTACTTGGCTGACTTCCATCAAAAGAGGAAAAGTCACCAGCAAAAACATGGGGCCCTTTTTCACTCAAGAACAAGGCCAATTCTGTCCATTGATCAGAATATGGATTTATACCAACAGCACTGCAACTATGTATAGCGTTGGTCATCATATACCTACTAAAATCCAGAAACATCATTCTAACTGCTATAAGATATGCTAACGGTGAAGCCGATATTAAGCGCGTCTTCCCGATGTCCACTTTTGCGTTAGGTCGCGTCTCATCTTTTAGTCCATCCACGAAAATATGCGCCCTCCTAATTCCCTTTGCGGCGTCACTAAGGATGTCGTGTACCTCTGTCTTTAAGCTTTGCGCTTGCTCTCTGGTAAGATCATACGAAACCTCTTTACCAAAAAACCACTGCTTGCCACTAAAGCCTAATTTGGGATCAAGCACATATGGAAATCCAGCACTAGTATTTCTTGGAATCGCTTTAACAAAATCTAATCCT